GTATCCAGGTGTGCGTACTAAAGGTTCTAAAAACAAAGTTGGTCTTACTGAAGCGTTCGAAGATCGTAAAAGCCGCGGATATGCGTGGAACAATCTCATGCTTCAGAGATGGGTTGACCACAACGGACAAGAACATAGAGTTTTAGAAGATTATCAGCGTAATGTACAGTTATGCGATTTAACAGCACAACCTCCAGAAATTAAAGAACTAATTAAAAATACCATTACAGTTAGTAGAAAAGCAAAAGAAGTTACGCAAGTAGGTATTCGTATGCTTAAATTTTGCAATACTTGGGATATGAAAAAGATTGCAGATAATATTCAAACGTATGCTGAACCGTTCCAAGCAAAATACAAGGAAGAATAATGTCTCAAGTATACTTAATCAAACCACTTCATAAGAAAAGCATCTGCTGGATGATAGAATTGTTTCGCGATAATGCAGACGGTTCTACTAGTTGGGTTAATATTGAAGACCACTATCGATGGGGACAAGGATTTGTTGAAGCTGATGCAGATGTAAATCTTCCATATGAAGGTCAAACACAAGCATACGCTAAGACAACATTTGGCTGGGGATCAGAACTTGAAGACGGAGTTGATTGCTACTTTGAATATAGCGATGATTTCACGGACGAACAAAAAGAAGAATTTGAAACTGCTTATCATGAAGGCGGTGCGGCTTGGTTGTTTGATGGTGAACACGATTGGCAAGTTGAAGATGATTACTTACTCATAGATGCTCCGTATCAAGTTAGCTTGTGTGAAGATGATGGTACAGTGATTGAAGAAAATGTTAAACTAAGAGCCAAGCCTAACCCTAGTACAAATTGGCCGTGGAGTGTAGAATTTCCTAAACCTGAGGAAACCAATTAAAAATGAGAGATAAATACATACATTATTCCAGCGCCTTCGGGGCGGAATAACAAGGAGAAAATTATGACAGAAATACACGCCAAGCCTATTGTGGATGGTAAGTTTTGGATCGTAGAGCAGAATGGCACTAAGGTCGCAACACTACACAAAAAAGAAAACAACAAGTTTGTACTATCTAGTACTAACGGTGAAGTAATGTTTAATAAAAAACAAGACCTTACAAAACAATTTGGTATTGACTTTTTCCTACCTGGAACTAAAGTTAAAGTTACTACAATTGAATCTAACGAATGCCACGGATTTCCAACTAGTGTTAAACCATATAATGCTATGTATGATGTGCGCAGAAAACTACCACTATTCACTAAGAGTAATGCCAGCAAGAGTTTATACTGTGCAGGGTATTATACTATCAAGTTTAACAAAGGATGGGTTAAGAGCTTTTGCCCTAAAGTTATTACACTAGAACGTAATCCATATAAAGGTCCTTTCAAAACTGAATTTGAAATGAAACAGGTACTTGCTAATGCAAAATCAGATTAATACTACACCAATTGCACAATTTGCACAGGCTCTTAGAGCGGCTGAATTAGGGCAACAACGTGAGATTAAAATGACTATCCAACAGGCTAGGCTATTAAATCTAGCTTTGTTGGAAATACAAGATAAGCTGTTGCAAGACTATCAAAGTTTGTTTAATGAACTTAAAACAAGTTCAGACACTGAAGTAGTGCAAGTTATGATGGACGGCGGGAGTTTTGACACCAAATAAGGATAAATATATGCGTATATATTTTGGATACGCATACCATGTCAAGACCTAAACCGCAAGTACTGCTAGAACACGTAAATAAAAAAACGTGGAAAGCCGAACAAATTCTGGAAGCTGAAGCTATTTGGGCGGTCTTCTATAAAAACGAGCCTTTTAATTTAAAGTCGTTTAATAGTCTTACCTCCTATCCTGGTCCTAAATATAAAAAAGTTTCTTTTTCAAATCCTGGACATGCACATAATTTGGCAAAAAAATTAAACCTTACTTTTGGCACTACTGATTTCCAAGTAGTTAAATTAACATCGGGCACTATTGTGAAATGATAACACGAGACATTCTTACCAAAATATTCCTAGAGCAGTGGGGTAAGAGTACAGACGATATCAATGTAAAAATGTTTGGTCGTAAATGGTGGCAAAGTACTAGAGCGGGTAAACAAACTAACTTTAGATTAAGTGACGACGGTTACGAATTTTTGGTAAAAGAATTAGATCTTAAAGAATACGAAATTCCATTTACTGAACCAATCGAGCTAAGTCCTCAAACAATCATCTTTTTGGAAAGATATGTAGATTGCCCGTACTATCTTACCAACATGTCAATCACTGTCTTTTCCGAGCGCAAGAGTTTTGAGCTAATGTTGTTTTCGGACGACATTAGAAAATTTGGTTTGATTAAAGCCATGTCTGAGCGCGAAAAAGAATTAGCCAAAATAGACTAATTAGTTAAAAAAAACAGTTGACGTCTTGCCCGAGTGGCGCTATAATACATACATAGACAGCGTTATTCGTAACAACATTTTTTTAACTAAGATAGGAAGCAAAATGGCAGAAATTTCAAGTCGCACAGTTGGCCCAAGCGGTGCTAAAAAGTCCTTGCGCAAAGCATTTAAAAACAAACGTCCAATCTTCCTATGGGGTCCTCCCGGAATTGGTAAGTCCGACATTATCAAACAACTTGGTGACGAGTTGGAAGCTCACGTGATCGATGTGCGTTTGAGCCTGTGGGAACCAACTGATATTAAAGGTATTCCTTATTTTGACTCAAACACAGGCACCATGGTATGGGCTCCTCCTAGCGAATTGCCTAGTCAAGAGTTTGCTAAACAGCATAAACACATTGTTCTTTTTCTTGATGAAATGAACTCTGCGGCGCCTGCTGTACAGGCCGCGGCTTATCAATTGGTGCTTAATCGCCGTGTTGGTACTTACACATTGCCAGACAATGTTTCAATTGTTGCCGCAGGTAACCGTGAAACTGACAAGGGTGTTACATTCCGTATGCCTGCTCCGTTGGCTAACCGTTTCGTTCACTTGGAAATGGCTGTTAACTGGGATGACTATTTTGAGTGGGCTACTGAAAACAAGGTTCATAAAGACGTAGTTGGCTTCTTGAGCTTCTCTAAAAAGGACTTGTACGATTTTGATCCAAAATCTAGCTCACGTGCGTTTGCTACACCCCGTTCTTGGTCTTTTGTTTCTGAGCTGTTGCATGACGACGATACAGATAACGACACACTGACTGATTTGGTGTCAGGTTCTGTTGGTGAAGGTCTTGCTATTAAGTTTATGGCGCACCGTAAACACGCTAGCAAAATGCCAAATCCTAGCGATATTTTGAGCGGTAAAGTTAAGAAAATGGACACTAAAGAAATTAGTGCTATGTACTCATTGACCGTATCCTTGTGCTACGAATTGAAAGATTCTTGCGAAAAGAAAGTTAAGAATTGGAATGAACAAACCAACAACTTCTTTGAATTTATGATGAACAATTTTGAAACAGAATTGGTTATTATGGGTACTAAGTTGGCTTTGAGCACTTATAAATTGCCATTGGATCCGGACGAAATCAAATGTTTTGATGCCTTCCATGCCAAATACGGCAAGTACATTAGTGCGGCAACTGAGAAAGATGACCGTCGCAAATAATTTGGTTTAGCACCATTTGACACCTCCTTCGGGAGGTGTTATACTATATACATAGTAAACATTCAGGAGCATACATGTCGCATACAGATCCAATTATTGATAAAATTATCGTAGCCCGTGTGGGTCTACTACTTCGCCATCCATTCTTTGGCAACATGGCTACACGTCTAAAGATTGAAGAAGGTTCAGAATGGATGGGTACAGCCGCTACAGATGGTCGTACAATTTATTTCAATCGTGAGTTTTTTGAACCTCTCTCAGTTAAACAAGTTGAGTTTGTTATTGCACACGAAATCCTCCATAATGTGTTTGACCATATGACACGTCGTGAAACACGCAACCCACGTATTTTCAATATTGCCGCTGACTATTGTGTAAACGGACAGTTGGTCCGTGACCGCATCGGTGAACACAATATCGAAGGCATTAAAATCTTTCATGATCCAAAATACTACGGTATGGGTGCGGAAGAAGTTTACGATAAAATCTTTGACGAAATGGACGAAGATGAGCTCAACGCTCTCGGACAGTTGTTAGACGATCACATCGATTGGGGTGACAAGGACGGAAGTGGCAAGCCTAGCTACAGCAAAGAAGAATTGAAACAAATCCGTGACGAAATCCGCGAAGCTACTATGCAAGCGGCACAGGCGGCGGGTGCGGGAAATACTCCGGCTAGCGTACAACGTATGATCAAAGAATTAACAGAGCCTAAGATGAACTGGCGTGAAATCTTGCGTCAACAAATCCAAAGTACAATTAAGAATGACTTTACATTTATGCGTCCTAACCGTAAAGGCTGGCACATGAGTGCAATTCTTCCAGGTCAACAATTCCAAGAGACTATTGATATTTGCGTGGCAATTGACATGTCGGGTTCTATTGGTGACGAGCAAGCAAAAGATTTCCTAACAGAAA